ATTCTTTGTTGCGTGATAGCGTGTAAATTTTAGGGTCAGGCGTGCTTCCAATGTCCGCCAAAGCGGTTCCGCTAGGAACTGGAACGGTAAAGGTTAATTGCCTGCTGCTGGCGTTTGTGTTTTTCACTACGATTGCAGCGGTCCCTTCCCAATTCAAATCTGCATCGGTTCCAGATGTCAATGGGGTATAAGTAGCATCAGTCAAGTTAATGCCAGCATGATTTGTGGCTTTTGGATCTATTACGGTGACGTCAGTTGCCATATTTTTTTTAGTTAATAGTTGCTAAGTTGTAAGTGAATTCATTAAACCAATAACGGCCATACCATTCTCGGCTGATCACGAACTGGTTGTCAGTGGTCTGAACTTTTTGTATTGGTTGCTTATGCCAGTAAGGAACGCCCGGAACCACTATACCGCCCGGTATCGTTTCGCCGGATAGCAAAGGTTCTTCCACCATCTGCGAAGGGGTAAACATTGCGTTCGTGTTGTTAAACATCTTAGGCCACAGGGCAAAATTAAAACCAGCAGTGACCGTGACTTCGTTTCGGATAACCCATTGCGGCTCTTGATATGCCTCTTGTCCTAGAAGCCAAGCCTGAGCATATCTAAGTGCGATGGTGTTTAAGTAATCAAGATCATATCCCACGTTGTAAACATAGGAGTTGAGCTTAGTTTTGTTTTCCCCCGTAACCTCTGCGGGGTTAGCCGTTGGCAATTCCTTATGATACTTGAAAGGGTAATCTGAAGTCCCCGGACTGCCTTGATCATCTGAAGTGTTAAAAGTTGTAGTTCCGGGCAGGATTTGAATCTGCCTAAAATCAAAAACCGAATCTGTCTTATTAAACCGGTGCTGGTCTATGATGTATTCAATCATGTTTGTCCAACCCGGACGCGCTCGATCTAGAATAATTGCATTGGGATGAGTGCTTAATCTTGGCTCAATCATGTTAGAGTCCAAGGTCCAAGTAGACAGAAGATCTACGTTGCCATATGTGACAGTGATTTCCCAAATTGGCCCTTGCTGCGATGTGGTGATCTCCTTGATCCAAGTGTAGTCATTGAAATAGTTTTGAGGGTAAAGCCTAGCCCTCTCAACAACTGTTGGGTGTCCCTGCCATACGTCTATGACCTCGAAGCCGGGGTTAGATAAATCGCCACTTTGCCGGGTCTCTTTATTTACCAACAGCAGAGTTCCGCTGGGGTATGGCTTAAAATTACTTCCTGAGCTTGTATAATATCGTGCCATTTATAACCTTGAGCTTAAAAGATCAACCATGCGTGTTTGCCTGCCTAGCATTGCTCGTTGAATTTTTAAAGATTCGCTTGCCCCTGCTGTTTGAGCTAAACCTACCCTTTGCAATGCGTCAATGTTTTGGGATCTTTCAACCGTTCTTTTTTTGAATCCCTCAATCAATGGAGCAGCTCCTGCAGCCTTTTCTTCGGTTAGGCCAAACTGACCTAATGAGTTGATTAACTCACGGCTTCTTGCTTCTACGTCTTCATCAAATCTATCTGCCGTTTTAGATGCACTAATTCCAGCCCGTAAAGTAGCATCTTCCATCAAAAGGTTTCCTTGCTCATCTGTTTCACCTAGCGGAATGCCTACCCAAGATTTTACCTGATTGACTTTGCGGCTGATTGCAAAAACTGAATTAGAAATTGTTCGAGATACATAATCGAAACTTTTTGCCACTAAATCACCAATGCTTTCAAAGCCTCCAAATTTCTTTAAAACTCTTTCAATAAAAATTTCAATAGTTGCAACCATCTTGCTGCCGCTCTTGATGATTTTTTCAAAAGTTTCGTCTGAAATAATTTTGCCGGACTCCTTGGCTTCATCTCTAAAAAACTGGAAGTTTTCAGAAAAGCTTTTCAGCAGCCTAACCCCATCGGAGCCTAAAACTTTCGTTGCTGCATTAATTTCTAAAAGCCCAAGTTTTGCGCCTTTGGCATTGGAAGCGATCTTGTCAAAAATCTCATCAGGTCTTTTTGTTCTTATGTCTCCAAGCGATACGCCTAGCCTTAAAAAGTCATTACTAACCCCTCCGACCATTCCTTGGGCTTGCATTTCTGCAATATTTTCTATCGCATCCCTGACGGTTCCAGCTTCAAGCCCGGCCATCTTTTCAGCAAGGGCAAGCTCTTGGGCTTTTTCTGCACTAATTTCAAGATTCTCAGCAAGCTCTTTCGACATTGAAACATGGCTTTTAAACGGCCTCAGAATCGCGTATGCAGTTGCTGAAAAAGCTGCTAATGCTATTGCTGCACCTCTAAGCTTCCGGCCCATCTGTGCAATCTCTGATCCGATTCTTAAAAACCCTTCTCCGGCAATGTTTCCGGCCTTGCCTACATCATTAGTTGCCTTCTCTACCTGCTTTGCTGCGTTGACAGCCTCAGAAGGATCTCCTCCGAAAATAAAATCGACCTTTTCAGTTGCCATATTGTGCTTCTGTCATCCGGGATAAAAATTCCCTGCGTTGTTTTTGCTCGTCGGTCACAATGCTCAACTTTCCGTTTGCCACTAAAGCTCCGAAGCAATCATTAACTGCCTGCTTATAAGGCATGTTTTCAATCTCTGATGGTTGGCATTTCCATTGGCTTGCTAACATCCACCTAAGCGACTGAAGCCAAGGCATTGTGTTTTCATTTTTGCCCTGCGCATCGTCTTCCCAAATTTCAAAGGTATCATTCTGCCATGACCAATAAACAAGAAACTGCTGCAACACCTCAATGAACAGTTGCGGTTTTCTTTTAAACTTTTTACCTACCTTTTTAATGTAACGAGTGTGCCAAAAGCTTCCTAGGTTTTTGTAAGCCTTCTTCCAATCCCGGCTCAAAACCCAAAGGGCATTCGCCAAGTCAGCTTCCAAAAATTTAGCATCTTTTTTAACTAGTGAACTGTCTAATCTGCACAGCAAAGCATAATGCCCGACAGTCATGGGCCATAAACGATACCGCCAGACCCTAATAGGGGCTGGCAGCATCATTTTAGAATATGTGTGGTTACCGGTCACATTACTGGCCAACCAAGTCCATCGCAACCTTGTCGCTGCTGTTAATTGTTGATCCATTATCTACGGCTCTAAGAGTCATGTTGCCAACTTTCCAGCCCTGATTGCTTCCAGTGACTGATCCGCTTCTGAAGTTATAGGTTCCGTTGAGGTCACTATTATCCATATTTTCTAGCTCAATTTTTGCCATTAAATTTGGCATGATCAAAGACCTAGCATCGAACTCGCCACCCGCTGCCCCGCCGGTTGTTAATGAGCTTCCGAACTCGAAAGTTAAGCTAATTTCAAATTGCGCTCCCGCAAATGCCTCACAGACCAAAGCTCCATATTGGTCATAACCTTCCACATTGCCAACCATTGACGGAGTGTAAGTGTACCCCGTGATGACACATTTTTTTGTTCCTGTTAAGGCAGCCCATTCAGTGTCGGTAGCACCATTCAGCCCAATATTGCCTTGGATTCCGTAAACTCGTGACTCTGTTCCGTATAAATAACTCATCTTTTTTGAGGTGTTTTAATTTGAATGCTTGCGGTAACCGTCAGCTGTTCGATAAACCTTTGAGGCGGTGTCTCGCTTGTTATGCTAATATTATAAAAAGTGCTTGTTGAACCTTCTGGCAAGTAGTTGTGGATTTCTTCAGCGATTTTCCAAGCAACGTCCCAGCCTCCCACGTTTTTGCCCCAATCTGAATGATTAAACTGATCATTGAGTTGAAGCTCCACTCGCATATTAGCCAGCCACGTGTTTCTGTCAATCTGACTAAATGTGCCGGGCCTAATAATAATCCCAAAGCCTATACGCTTTAAGCCTGCTTCTAGTTCGTTCGTAATATTCGATCCACGCCAAATGTGAACCGGAATTTTGCCGGACTCACCAACTGAGTTTGCAATGATCGGGATTTTTACGATCCGATCATGCAAAAGCTGCTGAATGCCGTGGATTACGTTCATTAAAAGTTGATTGTGTCAACGTAGCCCCCGGCAAACTCAAACCCGGCTCGGTCTTCAGTGCTAGGGGTAAGAGGCTCAGCGATTCCAAAATTGCCTTGAGCAACATCCCTGAGGCGTTGCATGGCTTCCTCATAGCTGTTTCGCCTCTGCTCACCAACGTCCATCAGATCCCCTCCAAGCCTTTTCCAAACCTCTACCACTAAAATATCCAGCGTGGTGCTTACAAGGCTTTCTGGGACGGTGCCAGACTCTCCTAGCGTGTATCTGCCGGACGCATCTATGTATCCCCGGACCATGTTGACAACCCGGCTGATTGCAGGCGTCAAAAGATCCTCAAAAGGAGGAGGATCCATTAAGGCAACCCCTTGATCAACCTCGATTAGTTCCCCCTGATCCGTTTGAAAAAGATCGCCTGTCTCTTTCTGAAGTCTTCCAACGGATTCAACTTCTGAAGCGGCCATGACCTGATATAGGTCATCTTTTGTTAAGGTTACCCAAGCCATCAGCTTTTATCTAAAATACTCCGGATGATTCCCCAAGTGCCGTTTGCTTTCTGCATGGCCTTCTGAGTTTTCTTTATAAAGCTTAGCTGATCCGCAAGCTCGCTTTTGCCTAGCTCTTCTTTAACCGCTTGGCCAAATTCAACAGCATCAACTGCCGCTTTTTTGTAATTACGGCTCCTCCACAAGCCGAAAATGCTAAGAGCACCAAGAAGCACAGAAGAAATAAATCCTCCGATTGGTTGAGGAGCGACCTGACCGCCTAAAGTTATCCCTGCTTTAATGTTAGGCTTAGTGACCCAGTTGGTGACGTTGGTTGGCACTCCATCAATCATCTCAGTGCTCACCTCTGCCTCAAAGGCGGCCCCGCCTATTTTTTCGAGGACGGTGCATCCGCTTAGGAAGTAGATCGCCAAAATTAAGTAAGATATTTCAATCGCGTGTTTCATCTTTAATTTTTGCTAGTTATAGCCAATGAGCCCCGGTGCTGTGCATCCGCCTAAAAAATAAGCGGCAAAAATCAACCATAAGGTGCTAGTCGTCGGATTCATCTTGTTTGTCTTTTTTCCTAAGAAATTCAATCCAAGCTGTCCCGGCCTTAGCTATGCCATACGCTAAGGTTGATAGCCCTATGCCGACCCGGATCCAGACGTCCAGATCTGAGCCCGTCACAGTGAAGCCAATCGCTCCAATGAGCGTTACCTTCAACCCTTCTGTCCAATGTTGACCCATTGGTCAGGCCCATACCCTAGCCGGGGTGGCTGGTGTTGGATCGACTTTGTAAGCCTCCAATGCCTCGCCATCCTCTGAGCCTAGGCAACGCACGTTGACGTGGTAGCCGAGGGCGTATTGAGGTGGCACAGTTTCCTGACCGTTTTCATCGTATTGCCCCGGCACATCTACAACCAGTGGCAGCACGTCGATGTTCCGGTAGTTGGGACGTTGCTCAGTGGCGGTCACAACGGGATTCTCTAAATCAGTGTTATCCCACTCGGTTGGAACCTCAGTGTATAACACACCGTTGGCTTCAGCCTCGTTGGCGAACTTTAGATAATAATCGATAAACATGTGATTGAGTGTCAGTTGTTAGCTAGTTAGAGCTTGGAGGTTGGTGTCGCTCAGCGCCTCGTTGTAGAGGGCGACTCGCTTGACGTGGCCGTTGGCTTGGTAACTCCCGTTAAAGCCGACTCCGATTCCTATCGTGGTTGTCACTGGGGCCACTCCAGCCGTGTCGGTCACAACTGTTCCGCCGTCGCCGCACACGCCAAAATCATCGGTATCAATTCGCATTGCGAATTTAGTTGCGCTGGCTAGGTTTGCGCTCACAACCGTTGCGTTATCGGTTACCGCGAGTAATCGGTAGTCTTCAGTTGAATACGGTCGCCACAATGCCCACCTGTTTGATGAGGTGGTATCACTCAGACCGATTAGGTGACCTGATGCAGAGCCAGTAGAACCCTCAACCATCGCACTCACTGGACCCTGACTCACCCCAACATCAGCCATAGCTACAGATAACGACTCAGCCGCCCTCGTTGCGGCACTCCCAGAAGTTGAAATTGGCGATGACGCAAAGCTGCCTAATTCATACTGAATTTTCGAGCAGATGACGCCGCTGTAACCATCGCCAGCATAACCGTCGGACCCGTCCGACTTGATTATTTGAACCTGTATGTGACTTGCGCTAGTGCCAGCGGTTCCGGTTCCAACGCATCGATACCATCCGTTGCCGACAGATTCAATTGTCGCTGTGCCAGCCGTTGTGGTAACGGACCCGCTGCCGCTCAGGGTAAACACAGCCCCAATTTCGCCCGTGTATGGTGCCGCCGTGCGGAAAGCGACAAGCCGCACACGGTAATTATTAACGGCTTTAAAATAACCGCTCAACGTGTATGAGCTAGAGCTGCTGACGCTGATGGAGTTACTCCTCACGTAGTGAGCCGTGTCGGTTGTGTTTGCGATTACTAAATCTGCTGTCAGGGTTCCGTCAGGTCCAATAGCTGAATCTGACTCAATTACAACGTCCCCAGACGACCCCCAACTTGCTAGCGCATCACTTTGCGGGTTGAGGTTTGTGGCTTGCCCCTCAATCAAAATACCTCTAGCCGCTGATTGCCCATCTGTTGACGGGTCGTATTCAAAGCGGGGTTGCCCAGCAGTAGCCACCGATTTTAATGTGGGCGCATACTCACGGTGAATTTGGCCGCTGGTTTCATTGAGGACGGTCTCGCCAGTGCTGGACACCTGAATGCCCCACACTGCAAACGAGTCTGCGCCTGACCCAGCATATGTGGAGGTGCTGTTGTCTGCCCCGATTCCAGCGATGACTAGATATTTAACACCACCAACGTGACTGGTGCTGAGCGTTACGCTGACCTTGTAATACCCATTACCTGACGCTGTAATTGTTGCGTCAGAAAAGCCTGTTTGCGCTGTGCCGACAGCACCGTTCTGAATATCGAACCAGACGTATCTGTCTACAGCGGAACTGTCGGTCAGCCTAATTCGCACCCACTGGCGACCTATGTATTTGAAGTAGCCGCTGAAAGTGATGGCACTCCCGTCCGTTACAACTTGCTTGTAAATTCGATGGTGAGAAGTCGCGCTATTCTCAGTCAACTTGTAGGCATCAGTCCCTCCGTCTGGGGCGGTTTGCCCACCAGTCTCGGTCACGCCATCCTTGGTCCAGCTTGATTGACTGATGTCACCGCTGTAGTCAATGAGGTTCTCCGAACTTAGATGTTTCTCATTACTCCAGTAATGAACCGCACTGGCAGCAGCTTTGGTCGCGTCAATCGGCGAGTCGCTACGGCTGAACGTCATCCGTGGGTCCAGCCTACCCGCATTAGCTGCGTCTAGGGCAAAGACCGGACGTTGACTTGGATAGGTCGAGCTGAACGATGCCATAGGTTAAGCCTCGGTTGGAGTTTCGGTATCAACTGATTCTGGCTCAGTTGCTTCTTCAGCAGCAGCTTGTTCGGCTTTGTGAGCCTCGAATGCTGCGCGAGTGTCTGCGTCCCACGCACCGTTGGCGACATCAACCACACGCTGGGGTTGGTCCGTCAAATCGGAATCTGGGTTGAGGACGTAGCGCGAGAATGATTTTGATGAAGCGGGTTGCCCGTCTTCCTCAAAATACGTTGCTTGCCGAACTTGAACGTGCCAGCCGATAACTTCGATTTTATCGACTACGGTAGTTTTGGTGATTGCCATAATGATTTTAGTTTGTGGTCCGTCCCAGCTATCCCGCTGGGATAAATTGGTTATGCTGTGGTGTAGGTTCCACCGATGACAAAATTGCTGTTAGCCTGAACTTTTGTTGCGCCAGTTGTTCCGCTGCCTGTGCCCCCGGTGATTCTAATGGTTATCTTGCTGGAATTATTCTCCACAAAAGCGGCCAAATCGGTCGCTGAGGCTAATGCGGCTGAATGCAGTGAAATATTGCTTCGGTTGTTGGCAACATTAGCACTGGCATACGGCAGACCCGTTATTTCAAGCTCACCCGTTGGACTGCTAACGCTGTCTACAACAACTTCGCCGTGTATATGAACGAGGTTCCCAACTTTGGTGTAAAAAATGGTGTTGTTCGCCGACTTTATAGTCACCGAACCGCCACCAGAGCTAAACGCTACCGTGGCAGTCCCCTCCTCATAATCTGAGATGGTCGTACTAGCACCTGACCCGAAATCTATGCCTGTTGAGTTGGCGACTAGATTGCCAGTGGCAGAGTCGATTTTCCAAGCAATCGTTGACCCTGTGCCTCTCGCGAAAATCAGGTTGTTGCCGCCGCTGCTGAAATTGGTTCCAACTCGGAACTGGAGAGCGCCGTTTTCGTCGCTAAAATCAACCGCGTGGCCAGTGCCAGAGGAGCCTTTGACCAGATTTAAATTTACGTAGCCACTGCCGCCATCGACGCTCAGCCCGTTACCTAAATTAATTGCCGGAGCTGACCCGATGCCGACCCGCCCCGCACTGTCGATGGTGCAGCGGGTTGTGCCACCCGTCTGAAGTTCTAAATTTGAGCTGGTGCTGGGGCCGATTTGAACCGCCGAGCCACTGGTCCCAATTCTAAAATTTGCGTTGACCGTGTTGGTAAAATCGGCTTTTACGTTGTCTCCAGTTTTAGACACTGTTAGCGGGTAGGTGTTAGACCCGCCAATGCCTAAGTTTCCAATAATTTTATCGGTCACCTCCAGCGTCTCGACCTCGGCATTAGCAACTGATACTGCCTCAGCCGATTGATAGGCCATCGTACCGAGCTGGCCGTTCATTGGAACCTCGTTCGGTGCAGTGCCTACGTCTGGGATTTCAAGAGTTGTTTTGGCCTCATCCAAAGTTCCCTTACCATCAAGCAGATTGACTACATCCGGAACCTTCTGCCAGACGCTCCCATCGTAGACAACTGCATCTCCAGCAAGAAATGAAATTGATCCGGCTCCAAAATCCACGGATCCGGAGTCTGAAGCGTAATAGGTATCTCCACCGGTCCCGGTTCCATTAGCTAGGCTAGGCGTATTAGTAGAAGCTGCCCAAGTTCCTTGATAACTAAAAGCTGAAGAAGGCAACTGGCTAACAAGAACCTTGTTCCCAGCATCTAGCGTAGCAAGCTTATAGGTTGACGGATCTGATGTGTAAAACCCGGCAACAGCAGCAAGGAAATCAGCCCGGCTAATTCTGCGGGCTCCGTTAGCGGCTCCGCTCAATAAAATAAAATCATCCGCTGCAGGTGAGGTAGCTGCATTGGGCAAGTCCTTAACTCGAATGTAAGTGGGCATAATTAATCAATGCTGTCTAGTTGTATGATGGCCCCAGTGTCTGTTGTGATCACCTCGGTAGTATCCGTCTCGAGATAATAAGTCGTTATTATTTTCTCGATCAGATCATAACCAGCAGCACGGGCAATGATGCTGCTTAATTTTAACGCAAAACTAGTTAGGTTCATGCAGAATCTCCGGCCTTGTAACCAAGGATTGGCCCGGTTGATGTAACTTGAACCTGTGTGAAATGAAACGGCAACAAGGTGCCAGCCGGGTAAGTCCCAGCAATATTACCTTCGGCATCTGTAACAGTTGCGCTGTTGATAGTCGCTTCTGCTGAAAACTGAAGGCACATTAAATTCACGCCAGTGTAGTTAGTCCCGGAAGTCAAAACCTTGGGCCTGTAAGGACCGTTAGTTAGAGCTTGCTTGCTCTGCAAATCAAAATCATCGTCCGTGGTTTGGACCAGTGGGTTGCTAAAATCTCGTTCTGGCATGTGTAAAGGTTTTTTAAAGGGGAGCAGGGTTTGATCCCTGCCCCCCATTGTGGTGTATGACTACGATTAGGCAGAGGTGCAGGTGAGTCTCTTAACCGCTTCAGAGTTGGTGATCGCAAATTGGCGATTCCAATCGACCGCAATGATGTCCGACCGGCTAGGCTCGTCACGATAGGTGCGAACGGACTCGATGCCGCCACGACCGGTTGTGAAGCACTTAGCGAAGGAAGGATCTTCCATTGTTGGGTTCTGGTCAGCGTAGAACAGGAAGACATCAGAACCAACGTTTCGGCTCTTGTTCTTGGTTGCTCCGGGCTGAGCTGCGTTATACATCAAGCCGCCGATCTGAATCTCCACAGGGAAGATGAGAACGTTGCTGATCATGTCGCGGGTGATGCTGGCGAATCCGCTCTTGAAGCGAGCTTGGGTCTTGGCATTGTTGCGCAGGATCTGCCAAGCCAAAGTTCCAATGAGGATTCGGTTAGGGCGACGACCAAGGGCTGTCTCAATGTTGACAAGCTGCTCGTCGAGCTGCTCGATAGGATCGGTGTTTGCATCCCAAGTTCCCTTGCCAGCCTCAGCGGAAACGGCTCCCTTGATGTAGGTGAACAGATCCTTTTCATGCGACAGGGTAGCAGAGGTGACCAAAGAACGAACCTTGCTTTGCTGGAGTCCAACGATATCAGCGGCGTCTTCGCGCTCGAAGTCATCAATGGGGTTTTCCAGAGCATGAGGCTCAAGGTTCAATTGGCCATCAGATGCAAGCCAAGGGATACGGGTAGCAGGGCCACCTATAGCACGTTGGGTTTCGTATGCCTGCCAGCTGTTAACCTGATCATAAATCTTGTAACGGGCACGGGCCGAAGGAGACGTGACCTGTGGGCAGATGAAGTTAGCTGCTGCGCTCTCCAGATCAGGGATGATTGCCTGAGCATAGGTCGTCAACAGAGGATTGCTTGATGCACTAGAAATTGCGCTCATTATATAATTACCTTTCTAAATTAAGATTTAGCCAGTGGCTGAGAAAGCAAACGAGCTTTGATCAATGCATTTGCTGCACCAGTCTCAAGCGCTACTG